TCAATATTCCGGGAACTGCGGTTCTCCGGATTCGTGCGGATGCGGGACTGCCGCGGAATCAATTTCGCCGATGATTTTCCCGACAACATCCTGCGGCATCTGCCGGATTCGATTGAGCAGATTGACCGCGGCCTTTCCACATTCCTTCTGGTAGGTTTCGGACTGCTGGTTCATTCCGTAGAGTTCCAGCAGTGCGGAAATGCTTTCCGTCAGCTGCATGACGGAGAAAACGCGATTGTAGTTGAGTTCCGGAAGTTTGAGAGACGGGCACCATTTCGCCATGATCTCCCAGGCTTCACATTCGGACTGTTCGAGGATGTCCGCATGAGTGACCAGCTGCTGTTCGATGGCCTGAAAATCCCATTGCTTGGCTTCGGCGGATTCCACCAGTTTGGTGTCCTTGTCGGTGGCCAGAAAGCAGAGGGAATAGAGCTGTTTGATGAGCCGCGCATTCTTGGCGTCGATCTGTTCGATCTCAATCCCGGGCGGGGTGATATATCTCGCCGTGCCTTTGGCTTCGGACGATTCGGTGATCGCGACGCCGCGGGCAATGATGAGATCGAGTTTTTCACTGATGTATTTTTCTCGTTTTTCGTCCGTCTCGAATTCCGCAGCCATCTCCTGAATGCGCTGCCGGGCGCCGGAAACGAAGGTGTCCGGCAGGACGAGCAGGGAGAACATCTGCTTGACCACGTTCATCTGGGATTCCGATTCATTGTTCAGAATCGCATCGGAGATTCCGACAATGTCGGCAAACCAGTGGGAACTGCCGATTGCGTAGCCGTCGGCTTCGGTCTTGCGGATAAACGGGACGCATCCGAGATTGTGTTCAACGTAGCCTGAAACTTCGTATCTGCCGTTTTCCGAGATGCGGACCGTTGTGCAGTCGTTCCTTGTCCAGAGCTTCCGGACGGTGATGTTTTCCCCCTTCCGGAACGGATCGGGCTGGTGCCAGAAACTTTCTTCCGTGCAGACCCAGAGCAGACGGCAGTCGTCTCCGTAAGCCCAGGCCTTGACGTTTTCCGGCGACGGTGCGAAGCAGTAGGGCCGGAGACGTTCGGACTGTTCACGCGCTTTACTGACCGGACCGTCGAAAGAAGGCATGTCGATCTGGAGCCATGCGACGCCGTAAATCCGGAGATTGATCGAAAATTGACGCATGACTTCGTCCACGCGATGCCCGGCCCGGTCGAAGTCTTCAGAGATGTCGGCATCGACATTCTGCCGCTGCGGCCGGACAGAAAGAACATATTGCGTAAGCAGCCGGACCACCCGGCGGGGAAAGTTGAAATAATAAGCGCGGCGCTTCCGTTCTTCGTATTCCTCTTTGAATTCGGCGAGATGTTTGATCAGGGCATCCCCGATGTAGGATCGGCCGCCGTCGTATGCGGCCCGGTTCTTCCGCCATTGCGGGAGGTTCGCGGTATAGTGCGGGTGTTCGAGCTGGAAGATTTGCACGGCTTGTTTTTCATCGGGTTGCGGCATGGAGACTCCTTTTTTTCAGGAGCCGATTTTGTCAACTGAAGCAGAGCGGCGAAAACCGCGCGGTCGTCGTCGGACAATCCGGAGAGAAGACAGGCGAGCATATCGGCGAAAGCGGTGCGGTCCGCTTCGGTAAGACAGGGGGGTTGCAAGATGACCTCCGGAAAAAAGGTGCCGCCCGTGAACTGAGCCATAGTCTCATCACCGCAACGGCACCACCCGTTCACGATTCCACACGGACGGCACAGTAATGCCGCTGGTGTGTTCGATTCGGCGGGCTGGTGACCCTGAACATGCCGGGCGCGCTATGGACGCGCCGGGGATAATATACATGCGGAAAAGGAAAAGTCAATTTGCGATGATGAAAGTTCCGGCGCCGTAATCTCTGGATGCCTGGGCGAAACCGCCGGAAATGGCATCGACGATGTCGTCATGATTGCCGACCGGGAATTCGCCCAGCTGTTCGATTACTTTCTGATTCCACCATGCCCGGCGCATATAGACGTTCCCGGCGGCGAAGATCGGCTCGATCTCCCCGGCGCGGATGATCTTGTCGGCGGAAACATTCACCTTGCGGACGACGCGGCGTCCTTCGAGGATGCGGGAGATGATCGCCCAGGTGTCCTTGTAACCGGCGACGGATTCGACGCCGACCGTGACGGACGGACCATCTGCTTCGGCCGTGTCGATGATGAGTTTGTTGCGTTCCAGCGCTTCGGCCTGACAGAACCGGACATCATCGATATACAGCGTATAGATGCCGTCCTTTTTCGTGACGGCGATTTTTGCACCGGCAGTGCTGTCCGGATCGTCCTTCATGCGGTCTTTTTTTCCGGATGCGAGGTCCCAGAAACGGAACCAGCGGAGATTCGCTGGCATGGCGTCGATGATTTTGATGTTCTCGGTGCGGAGCATGTTGCCGCCGCGGACGACCGGATCGCATTGCAGGAGGGAGGCGGACTGATACGGCCCGAGGATCGCGAACTGGTGTTCATACCAGTCGGCGCTGAACCGTTCGGGGAAAAGGTAACTGCCGTCGTCGGACCGGGCGGGGAATTTCATGATCTCGAATTTCGGGAAATCGGCGGCATAGTCGGCGTGGGCGGGATTGATGCGGTTCTTGATGCGTCCGATCAGATCGTCGGTATGCCACGGGGTCGCCAGGATGACCACGACGTGGACCGGAGCCAGACGGGTCATCAGGTTGCCGGAAAAGTTGTCCCATTGTTTGTCGCGCTCGGTTTTCGATTCGGCCACGGAGCGGCCGCGGAGATAGTCGTCCACGATCAGGAAGTCGGCGCCTTTGCCGGTTCCTCCTGCTGCGATGGTGGCGGTCTGAAATTTTCCGGCATGGTCGCGGATGCCCCAGGTCTGGACGCTGGACGATTCGCGGGAGATCGCGATGCCGGGAAAGATCTCCGCGAAAGCTGCCGAACGGATCACTCCGCGGGCATCGCGGGAAAGCGATTGCGAAAGCGAATCGGAATAGGTGGCCAGGATCATTTCAGCCTCCGGGCATTGCCCGAAAACGTACCCGGGGAAGTGCCGGGAAACGATTTCGCTTTTCCCATGCCGGAAAGGAACGGTGATGATCAGATACGAGGATTTGCCGTGCCGGTAATCGTAGAGCGCACGGTCAAGGCGGGACGTGATCGCGCGGGTGTGTCTGCCGATGATGAACGGACGGTCGGAACTGCGGACCGTGCGGATGAATTCGAGCAGCCGGAACCGCGCGGCGGTGATTTCCATGTCGGTCATGGTTTGACTCCGAGGAGTTTGTCGAGATATTTTTCGCGTTCCTCGAAAGTCATGTTCTCGATGATCTTCGCCGCTTCCTTCGCATTGTCGGCCGGAGGAACGGTGCGCTGCACGGAATCGACCTCGAGCTTTCGTCCCCAGACTTCCGGCATCTTATGAGCGAGCCATTCGAGGATCGCGCCGGTCTCCGGAGGAACCTGACGGCGCCAGACTTTCTGTTTGATCGGATTGCCGTCGGGATCGGTTTCGATATAGCGGTCGGTCAGTTCGAAGCCGCGTGCTTTTTTGAGCAGCAGGTTCTCCATCTCGAAGTTGATGGGCTGTCTCCCGCGCGCGAGAGCCTGACGAAACTGCGGAAAGCGCTTCTGATATTCGTAAAAGACGCGGACGGAAATGCCGAGCGCCTTAGCGATCGCTGAATCGGTAACGCCTTGACGTGCAAGGCCCTCCGCAATCGTGTCGAACGTTTCGTTATATTTGCATCTGCGTCCGGTCATGGCATCTCCTCAAAAGAGGTTGGGATGTTCCGCCGTAACGCTTTCTTCTTTTCTGGTGACGTAACGGTTGCGGGCAAGGGTGATTTTTTTGACGCAGAGGACAAAGAGCTGCGCCAGTTCCGGATGCGCCCGGCAGATATGGAGCAGGGAAGTATTGATGCGCTGCCGTGAGACGCCGCGTTTCCGTGCCAATTCGGATTGCTGGATCGTCGGATTGCGCATGATCTCGGATATGGTCGCCACAGTATTGTCTTCGAGCGTGATGATATACCGGAGGATGTCGCCCAGGGATTCGAGGTTGACCGATTCCGGATCGGCTGCCGGAGCGGCCCGCCGCGGCGCGGGAATTGTGGAACAGCGTTTTTCGTTTTTCTCGAAGGAGACCGGATTGCGGACGCGGGAAGCGGAATCGGGATCGGGGGATTCGGAATAGAATTTGCAGGACTCGTAGAACTCGCAGGACGCGGCGGAACATGCGGCGGAAAATTCGCCGTAATGTCCGTTTTTGCATTCGAAGAGTTGAGATTGAGCCATGAATCCGTCCCTGTTGTCCGAGTCAATGTAATTATCAGAAGACGGATTGTCAACGCCACGGTGCGGGAATGGATGGAAATATCGGCGAAAAAACGGTTTACGAACCCGATTTGTAAAGAATCCATCCAAGAAATTCGCCGAAGCGGAAGAATTCGCTGCGCCGAATCCCGAGGCCCTCGAACATCGACGCATCGAGCGGCCTCTGCACGCCGGAAAGAGAAAGTTCCTTGGCGACGATTTCCTCGGACGGCGTGCCGGACATGGTTTTTCCCAGCAGAGTGATCCGCCGCTTGATGGTCTGGATGTATGGCGAATCGTGATCGGGGGAATACTTGTCGACGAGGATGACGGCGCCGCCTTCGCTGCATTGGGCGACGATGCGTTCGAGCATCGGCCGCCGCTGTTCCAGCGGGATGAACTGGACGATCAGATAGAGGATCGCCAGATCGAACGGCTGGTAATCGAACGAAACGGCGTCGGCGAGGACGAATTCCCCCGGTCCGGTGAATTTGTCCTTCATCGCGGCGGAGTTGTCGAGCGCGATCAGTTTGGCGTTGCGGTTCCGGATGGTGTCCTGCAATTCGCGCCCGATGTTGCCGGTCGAGCATCCGATGTCGTAGATGATCCCGTTCTGCCGGATGAAATGGCGCGCGATCAGGCCGATCACGCGGGTCAGCATCTCATACCAGGGCAGCTGCTCGCGGACGTGGGAGTCGAAATTCTGCGCCACGTCCGGAGATTGGAAGGTCCAGTCCTTCGGGATTTTCAGACGGTTCTTTTTCTGCATGACACTTTCCTTTCCGGAAACAGATCGGCGTGTCAACCCGGCAGGGCATCCAGCGGCCGGTCGATCCGGAATGCCGGGATGCCGAGCGCGGCATACATGCGGCGGGTCTGCGCGTTCGATTCGAGTGCGAGATACCGTCCGGAGGATGCCGGACCGTGGACCGGAAAAATTTTTTCCAGCATGATCCGCTGTTTGTGCGGCGGCGGCTGTGCTCCGTCCGGATTGAAGTAATATTCCTGGGGAAGCCAGTGCAGCGTTTCGGCGATCCGGTCGAGCGTCGGTTTGATCCAGCAGGACCGCCGGGCGGTGATCAGGATCACATACTTGTCGCGGATCAGAGGCAGGAGCCATTCGCGCATCGTCTCCTGTGCGATCCAGACCGAATACGGTGTGTCCGGATGCGTTTTGAGCCAGACGCCGCGGCCGGCGCCGTTGGAACACAGCGTGCATTGGTAATCCAGCAGGATGATGTCGGGTTCGGCCTTGAAAAAATCCATGTCATTCTCCTTTCTTGAAATAATTGACGGGCAGTCCGCAGTCGATCGCGCCCTGCGAACAGACCGCGCGGTATCCTTCGGAAAACCGGATCCCGGAATTGCTGCGCCGTCCGTGCCAGGTCATCATGTAAACCATCGCGGGGAACGGTTCGCCTTTTCCGAACAGCCGGCAGCGGATGTTGAACCGGTCATATAAGATCGGATAACCCTCATACCAGTCCAATCGCTGCAGATCGTCGGAGTGTCCGATCCGGAAGACAGCCCCGTAAAGGATCGAGCCGGAAGCGGGTTCGATGTCGGCATAGCGGCGTTCGGCGATCCGGTAATCCTCCACCAGTCCCCACCCCAGGAATCTGGAATGGGGACAGCGGATCCGCATCTGGCCGAGATTCATGTTGGAGCCATACGCGAAGTAACGGATCATCAGGCCACCTCCTCGCCGTGGGCCAGGTCATACTTCGCGGCCCGCTTCAATGCTTCGGCCTTCATCGCGTCGATCCGGTCGCGCATGGCTCCGACCAGACAGTGTTTCTTCATTTTGTGGTGGAGACCTTTGAGCGCCTTGGTGCCGGTGCCGCCGGATTCGGAATTCCAGCCGCGGCCGGTCCACGGAACTTTCTGCAGGGCCTGCGCGAATTTCGCGATGAACAGGCAGGTCCAGAGGTGATGGAGGATCAGATCGGAATTGAGCGTTCCGGCGAAGGCGCGGAACTCGAAGGTGCCGCGGGTCGGAAGCGGGTTCAAATTGAGGATGTGATACCGGGACAGGTTCGCATTGTAGGTAGAAATATTTCCGGAGGACCGGACCTGCCGGACGTAACGGCCGATGCTGTCGGACAGCGGACAGCAATACCGGTTGGCGTCGCGCAGTTTTCCGGTCTGCGCGTAGATCCCCTGCGTGTTGATGTTCACCACGGCCGCGAGTTTCGCCACGTAACCGGAAATCTCGGCCGGAGTTGCGGAGTCTCCGAGGACCGACTTGATGCCGATGTGGATGTGAAGTCCACAGCTGTCGTTGGTCCGGCCGTTGTGCAGGTCCTTGATCCAGCGGATCATGTCCAGCAGATTCTGGACTCCGGATTCGCCGCGCAGGATCGGCGACACGAATTCGACGCCGCGCGAAACCGGGAAGCGGAGGGAACCGTCCCGCTCGGCCCGCCAGAAATTTCCGTCGGCGGTCATGGGGCCGGTCGTCAGCGCGATCCCGTGGTGATAGCTCCCGATTTGGAAGTTGATGTTTTCCTGCGGGATCCCGGTTTCCAGTTCGACTCCGAAGGTAACGGTGTCAGCGGTCATCAGTTCTTTTTCCATCTTGCACTCTCCTGTTTTTTGTGCTGGTCGTTTTTCCTTACGGCTCTCATCCGCCGTAATATAGATAATATAGCACAAATTTCGGATAAGTCAAACTGTAAATCGTTGAAAATCAAAGATTTATGAAAAATTTTTTTAGAAAAAATCCGGTTTTTTTCAAATCGCACTTTTGCAAAAGTCAAGTGCAAATTCAAAAAAAAGTGAAAAATTTTTTCAGAAGATTTTCCGGCCGGTGGTCTGCTCACGGCGGCGGAAAGCGTCGAGCGCTTCCTGCACCAGTCCCATGCGGGAGCCGTCCGGATAGGGAAGATCGAATTCATGTTCGAGCGCTTTCTTCAACCGGCCCACGGGAAGCGGGAGCGCATGCGAACAGATACATTCGACGTTGGATTGCGATTCTGAAACGATCACCGTGCGGAAAAATTCGTGCCAGAGTTCATACCATTCCTTCGGGGTGTGGTATTTCTGGACCTTCGGACGTTCGCCGATTTCCCCGATGGTGGTCCGCGGTTCGTAATCGAGACGGAATTTGCTGAACGAACCGGAAGTCTTGTTCACCATGTCCGCGCCGGAAACCGTTTTATAAAGGATGCTTTTATCACTGGCCGCGTGCGCATAGACTTTCGTGGCGGGCAGCGAAAGCGCGTTCAGGATGCAGATCACGTGTTTTCGGTCTTCGAGGAACGGGACGGAGTTCAGGACAGCGGAAAGGAAAACACTGTCGAACTGAACCCCGTCGCCGATTTCTTTCAGGAAGTCCAGCGCGATCCGGCGCGACATCGTCGGCGAGATTTCCCGATTCTCATCGAGAAAATACGGTTCGAACGGAATGCTCCGGATCCCGGCGCGGCGCAGGATGTTGGTTTCGTCCATGAGTCCGCAGCCGAAGTCGCAGACGGTATTTCCGTAGGTCTGGATCCAGATCCGCCTGTTGTGTTCGTTGTCCAGGGAAAAATATTTGCTGGCCTTGGATTTCACCAGCGCGAACGTGAAGGAGCGGCCCAGCCATTTCTTGGTGCCGGAAGGACGGCGGAAGGAATTGTAGCGCAGCAGATCCGCGTAACGGGTGTGGATGTCGAAATCCATGCTGAGGTAATTGAGCATCACGTTCGCGAACGCGGCCTCTTCCGGGGAGATGAAGACGACCGAAGTTTCCGGGATCTGGTGTTCCGCATTGTATTGCAGCCTGCCGATGCCGTTGACAGCTGTCAAGTCCGGCGTGCAGATGACCGGCATGATGATATTTTTGGAGATGAGCGTGCCGGCGATGTTTCGCGCGTATTGGTTCCAGCGTCCGGCGTTCGCCTTGACCAGATCGGCCGTGCTGATCTTGCGGAAGTCGAGACAGCGGAAGCGACGGTCCTCCGGACAATCGGGCAGGGAGGCCGCCAGTCCATACGGATCGTGCTGCTCCAATGCGGCTTTCAGCGAATCGCAGGTGTCGGTGAACGAGAAATCGTTGGTGCCGCGGTTGAACGCGATGTTGATCGCCTTGCGCTGGTCGAGGTCCATGGCCTGGGTAAAAACGACGGGCAATTCGGTGAATCCCATGCGGCGCGCCACGTGCTGACGCTGATGCCCGGACAGGATTTCCCCGTTGGCGTCGCAGAAGACCGGATGGATGAATCCGAGTTTCCGCAGCGAGAGTTCGATCAGGTCGAGCCGCCGCGGATCGGACTGCCGCGGGTTGTAGGTAGAGGGGCGGATCGAATCGATGGGAACGAGTTTCATACGCCGAGCCTCCTGCGGATCTCCGCGACGATCTCGGCGTTGGACATCCCGGCGGAGAGCCGGATCGATTCCAGCCAGGCGTCATACTGGCGGCGGGAGATCTTGATCCGGATGTCGCCGAACACGATCGAAGTCCCGGCCGGAGTGAGTGATTCCGTATCAATTTCATCGCGGAAGACCGGAACGGGAACCGAATCGAGCATCCGGTCGATCTCCTCCGGGGAGTAGCCGCAGAGTTTCCGGATGGAATCGTCCAGGGCGCGCAGCTGTTCCGCCAGCTGGACCTCGTCGAAGCAGGAAAGTTCGGATGCGCGGTTGTCGAGGACCGACAATGCCCGGCCCATGTCGTCGGTCAGGTCGAGGATCACGCAGGAAACTTTTTCCTGCCAGTTCATGCGCCGCATGGCCGCATACATGCCGTTGCCGACGCGGATCAGGTGATTGCTTTTCTGAATGACGAAGTCGCGGTATTGTCCGAGTTCGCGCAAACTGTTTTCGATGATCTGCAGATTCTGTTCGGAATGGTCGCGCTGATTGTCCGGATCGGGGAAAATTTCATCGAGGGACAATTTAACGATTTTCATCGGCGGGAACTCCCAGTCGGTCGAGGATAAAGTCTTCCATGGATTCACAGATGATGCCGCTGATCCAGGCGTCGTATGCTTCGCGGGAAACCTCGAACGAAAATTTTCCCATGACGAATTTCACGGTCTGGCATTCGGCCGCGGCAGAGGATGGAATATATCCTGCGCCGGACATGTTCTCATTGATCCCGGCCAGCAGACCGGCTACTTCCTCCTCGGTGAAGCCGCAGAGTTCGCGCAGCGCCGGATCGAAGTCTTTGAGCATTTCGCCGAGCGAATTTTTGAAGACCGAGGTGTCGCCGGCGCGGTTGTCCAGGATCGACATCATCCTCGTCTGTTCTTCGGTCAGGTCGGCGATCCGGCATTCCGCTTCGGTCCATCCGAGTTCCTTCATCGCCTGATACATCCCGTTGCCGATCACAATCAGGCTGTCGGATTTCCGGACGATCATTTTCCGATACTGGCCGAACTGCTCCAAACTTTTCTTGATGGTTTCGATGTTCCGCCGGTTGTGGATCCGTGCGTTGTCCGGATCCGGATGCAGGCCTGCCAGCGGGAGGGTCTTGACTGTGTAGATCATAAATGCTCCGTCGTTGAGTTTTATAGGAGGTCGATGTGTCAACGGAAAAATCGGACTTGACTTTTTCCAGAAAGGCTGTAGATTCGTTTGAAAGGAGGTGATACCATGAAAATTTGCACCAACTGCAAAAAGACAGTTGCATACAGCGGGAAAAAACCTGTCGTATATGACGGGGAAAAGAAGCTTGAATTCAAACCGTTTTGCTGGCACTGCGAAACTGATCTGTCAAAAAATCCGCCTAATACTGTAAAACAGAAGTAAGAAGAATCCCGGTCAGATCATTGCGATCCGGCCGGGATTGGTTTTTTTACCGCGACTGCTGATATTCCTGCTCGACTTTTCGTCGGTAATACGCGGTCCGATGCTGCGCACAGATCTTTTCGCGGTGCGCCGCATAATAGTTGCGCTGATACTGCCGCAGTTCTTCGGCGTGCGCGGCCCGATAGGCACGGCCGTTCTCCCGGTAATGTTCCCGGTTGGCTTTCCGCGAGGCAAGGATCTCCTGGCGATGCCGCCGATAATAACTTCTGGCGGCGGCCGCATGCTGTTCCTTCCGGGTCCGCGATCCGCGCGGCCGGTATTTCTTTTTGTCCGACGTCACGAAACAGATCCCGCTGATGGAGACAAGGTCAGTCATCGGAACACCTCACAGCCAGCCGCCGACGGGCTGTTCATCGTTGATCTTCATCTGGCCGATCCGCCGGGCGAGTTCCATCAGACCGAATGCCAGTTCCGGATATTCGTTGCGCTGGTTGTCCGGTTCGCCTTCATATTCCTGCGGCGACTGATACAGCGCCGTGATGAAATTCAGCATCACGTAAACGGAATGGAATCCCTGTTCGTCCGGCGTGAATTGGAGTCGCGTCATCAGATTGCAGAGCCGGCTGTTCTCCTGGCAGATGATCTCCGCGATCTCCGCGGCGTCCTCGAACCATTTGCACAGTTTCCGGAAATTCCGGTCCCGCTGTTCCTGTTCCTTCTTCGTCATTTGTCACCTTCGCCCTTCTCTTCGAGTTTCAGCATGTTGTTTTCCTTTCGGTTTTGAGTTTGAGTTGCCGGTTTTGGTCTCCTTTCCAGCGGATTTCTTCGATGATCTCGAACGGCAGGACGATCACCAGCAGCAGGGCGCCGCCCAGGATCATCCCGAAGGCATACAGAAAGTTTTTCTTACTTGACCCCCCAATATTTCCCGGTCAACTTCGAAGATCCCCAGCATACCTTTCAACGGGATCGGATCAATGAAATTTGCATTATCGAATTTCCAATGGAACAGCCCAGGTTCCGCCCAGATCGACCGGCTGTTCTGAACGCAATCGACAAAATCGACATATCCGATGATTGCGCCGAATTCGTCATACGTGGACAAGCGGAGTTTTTGGCTGAATACGAAATGGGTCTTTATCATGGAAGCTAAAAGCGGTCTGTTGATATTCACGCAAAATGGAATTGCATTCCAATCGAAACTTTTTCCGGCGTGGATATACAGCCGCCCCCGGTAATTGGTTTTCCAAGTGCGATTTTCCACATCCTTGATTCTGGAACAAATCAGCCACGCCCACGGCTGCCGGACCGACAGAATTTTGATCCTACTCATTTCGCTTCATCTTCTTTCTCATTGAATTTTCCACATTTCATTCCGAAGTAACCTCGTATCCGGAAGCATTCCAGCGGTTTATTGTCCACAATATCCCAGAATCTCATGCAGAGAGGGTTGTCTTTGTTTCCTTTCTGGAAATACGTGCACTCGGTGCAGCTTTTCGGTTCTTCGTTCTTACTCATTTCGTCTCACCTCCGAACAGGTCCGGCGTCGGTTCCTGATCCTGTTGCTGTTTGCGGTCGAGATAGTTGTCGACCTTGCGTTCCAGCTCCTTGCTTTTCTGCAGATCGAGCTGGTCATGGTAACGGAAAAAGTTTTTCTGGGCGGTCCGCATTTCGAGGACCAGTTGTTCAAATTCAGTCATTTTATCACCTTTTCTTTTCAACCATTCGATCCAATATTCATAACTCTCCAACGGATATTGCCCTGCGTTTATCCAAAGCAGCGTGGCGAGTTCATCATCGGTCATTTTTCTGATCTTATCAGCGTTGGTCATGCTTTTCGGAGGGGAAACGGACCTGACGGACGAGACGGACTGTACGGACCTGACGGACGAGTTTGGCAGGTCATCGAACGGGGTGGCTTCTTCGGACAAGTCTGACTGGTCGGACTGGTCTGACATGCCGGACTGGATCAGCCAAAGTTTCAGGGCGACATTTGCCGGTTTAGCGTTACTATCCTCATAAACGCAGACGGGCAATATGACTTTAATTGTCCAGCGGCCGCGGCCATCGTAATATAAAGTTGAATCGGGCATTTCGGCGAGGATTTCCTGCAGCGTTGGCGCGGGGATTTCGGAATCCCAGTTTCTTACCCAAACACTCTGATCAGAAGTCCACACCAGCGCCGAATCCGCAAAAGCCCCTTTCGGGATCCGCTTGCACAACTCCAAATCCGGCACCAGATTTTCAAGTTTACTCATACTTCACCATCCACTTCCTTTTTGAGTTTTTCGGTCCGCTCCTGTATTCCATTCAGCAGCCGAAAAACTTCTGACAGCGCACAGGTTTTACATTGCCTTTCCCATTTACAATCCGCGCAAATCTGCAAAGCAGTCGAATTGATCAGATCGATCGTATTCAGGCTGTCGATCATGTTCTTCCACATCTCCGGCGCTTTCACAAGCAGCCGGGCGTTGGCTTCTTCCCGGCTGGTAAAACGGTTTTCGTGGATGCGGCAAACAATTTCATGATTGTTTTCATCCTCTTGAATTTTCGGACAAATCAATCTGCCTTTCCGTTGCCACGGCCGCGGCGAAAATTTCGGTTTGTTCTCACTCATTTTGTTTTTTTTCTCCTTTCGGTTATGCCGATAATGCGGACAGATACAGCGCCTCTGCCAGCGGCGGAGGAACGGCATTGCCGATCATCTTTTTGCATCTTCATCCTTCCCGACAAAAATGTAGTCAGGTGGGAAGCCGGTCGCGGCGGCCAGTTCTTTCGCCGTCAGCATCCGGTGTGTGATGTCAAGTTTGAACCGCTGACCGTCCGGGAGCGTCAGGATTTGTCCCTGAACTAATCCGAATTTGTCATGCGTCGGAATGACCGGGACCGGTTCTGTAACCGGGCGGGTGACGCCATTTCCGTAATACTCCGCCAGAAACGGCATCGCCACGCCCCAGTTGTTGCGGGTGGTGATCGTTCCCATCGGCTCGGAACCGCCGCGGCAGCGGGCAGCGTCAGCATGGTCTCCGGGATGGGACATATCCATGATGACCGGCGACACTACGCCGATCGCTCCGCTGGTCGCAATGGTCGGAACCGGATTGTCGCCGCACGGCTTGACCGAGCCTGCGCTTTGTTGCGGAATGAACAGCGGAGAAATCAATCCATACCGGTTCCCGCAGTCAATTACCGGAACAGGATCGTTGATCCCGTGATTGCGGTTCTCGCCGCCGTTGTATCTCGTCAGAAACGGCGTCACCACCGCATGGGTTCCATGAGAACACAAAATCGTGTTCAGCGGATCATTGACCGAACCGAAAACCCCGTCGTTTCTCGTGTGAGCCTGATCCATCCAGATCGGGGAAACCAATGCGATATGACTGCCGCCCGCGGTTATGGTCGGCAATGGCGAAGACAGCGGAACGGCGGTCGAATCCAGTTGGTCTTTTCCGGTTCCTCGCAGGACGATCAGGAACGGTTCGGCCCATGCTCCCCAATATTTCCGGATTCCGGCTTCGATCCTCCGTAAGGTATTTTCACAGAGCGGTTTTTTTCTGCCGAAGATGCTTTTGCCCGGAATCGACCAGTCGATGATCTCGGCGGCGCTCCGCCATGGCCGGTATGATGCGCTCAGCAGTCCGGGCTCTTCCACATGGGTCGGTTCCGGCCAGATGATTTTTTCGCCGCGGGAAGCATCGACCGCCTGAACGATCAGACGTCTGCGCTTGGTGGCGGCGCCGTAATCGGCCGCATTCAGCATCTGGTATTCAACCTTGTATCCGCAGGATTTCAGCATCCGGTACCAGGCATTGAACAGCTGTCCTTTCCGGCGCGGGTCCGGCTGTCCGGCTTTGTATAGTTTGCCTTTATGCCAGGTGTTCTTGCAGAGCAGCGGCCCCCATTCCAGCAGTTCTTCCACATTTTCAACATAAAGCCGCCGGCAGTGGGTGAAACGCAGGAACGGGATGATATATTCCGGCTGACTGCGCAGCTGTTCCTCCTTCGGAACTCCTCCGGCCGCCCGGCTGTGATGGGTGTAGGAGGGCGAAGCCCAGAGTATATCCAGCCGTTTGGAATCTTCAGCGAAAACCGACCACGGACTGATGTGGTCAATGTCCGCGACCGCCGCCGAATAATCCGGGACGCATTCCGGATGATTCGCCTGAATGGTCCGGATAGCAAGGTCCCAATGATTGAAACAGCGGCCTTCATATTGGATCCCGGCGGAATGCAGGGCATTGATCGCGCCGGTCACGCTTCCACCGCCGCCGCAGAAAAGGTCAATAAACCGAAAATTTTTCATAGGATCACCTCATTCGTTTTGTTTTCCGGAAGCATCAGACGGGTCCCCGATTCCAGCGAAAGACCTTTGAAGGCGTCGAAGTAACGTTCCGCGCCCTGCGCCATTTCCGGGATGAATTCGCGGGCGATGTCTTCCGCTTTGCTGATCCATCCGAGTTTCCGCGCCACCGCGACGTTCAGCGCCTTCATGAATTCCATGTTGAATTTGATATGGACGTTGCCGTTCCGATAGAACCGATATTCGCAAAGCATTTCCTGCTTGCCGTTGATGGAGGTGTTCATCCAGCCGCGCTGTCCGTATCCGCCGGGAATGGCACCGCCAGCCGGGGTGAAACCGAGGTTGTTCGCCACCGTGAAGATGTCCCGGAGTTTCTGACTGTAAACGTTCGACACCGGGCGTTCTTCCCAGCTCGATTCATATCCGGAAGTTCCGGGGAGCGCGTACTTGGTGACGACGATCCGGTAATCGAGCGTGTAGTGACTGAATTTCAGCTCGCCGGACCGCTGATACCGCCAGCGGTCTTCCTCGAAAGCGCGTTTATTGGAAACGTAGTTCCGGACGTTCTCTTTCGAGGACAGCGCCATAAAGAAGTCGATCATCTGCTGTTCGGTGTACCGGTTCGCGTTCTTGATCACCCAGATGATCAGGGCGTAGATGTTCGACGGCGTGAAGTCCACCGTTTTCAGCAATGCGAAGCGGTTCAACAAATCCGTGCGCGATTGCGAAGTGAGGCGGGAAGTGATTTCTTCGAGGCAGTTAAACGCTGCTTCCCAATAGAGATTTTTCAGTCCTTCAAAATTCTTTTTCAGGGCCGATTTGACCGCATCTTTATGCACCCCGATCGCTTTCAGCACTCCGGCATCCAGTCCGCAGATGGTCTTGAAGTGTTCGAAGAGCTGTTTCTGCTTCTCTTCGTAGCCACGGCACAGGATCTCGATCTTGTTCCTGCCGGTGAGCAGTTCCGCTTTGAGCGATTCTGCTTCGCTGCGGCGTTCCTGATACTCGAAGTCATACTTGCTGTCCGAGGTGTCCGGCATTTTGAAAACTTCATCGAAAAAGCTGTCGAATCCGGAATCCTTTGCGGTGTATTCCTTGCTGATCCAGAGGATGTCGACTTTCGCCCGTGCGGCGCGTTCCGCATCCAGGAAGTCCGCGCTGCCGATCACCTTGATCGCACGATCCTCATCCGGGACAAGCGTTTCATGGTCGAACGGGATCTTGACGGTTTCCAGTGCGTGCTTGATCCGTTCGCTCTCTTTCCAGCGTCTGGGAATAATGAGGTAGATTTCCTTGCAAACGCTTTCGGTGATGATCCGCGCCGCCCAGTTTTCGTATTCACGGTAGGGCGGATTGCAGAAAATGACGTCCACCGGTTTGTCGATCAGAGTCGCCTCGTTGAAATCCGTGCCGAGGACCACGATGTCCGGATCGAGCTGGTCCAGCAGGATGCGACTTTTCTCCATGACGTAGTAGTGGTGCATGTCGACCGTGTGGCGGCCGCCGTCCGGCTCTTTGGCGATCTCGGCGTTGAACTCCTGCACCCACTTCCGGAAATTGCAGGTGCCGCATCCGATGTCCAACACCGTGCCGAAGTCATCGATGCGGGGACTGCCATCTTCCCATTTATGCCAGCGGTGCTCCCAGATCATCCGGATCATCTCCCGAGTGGTCGGGTAGAACTCGAAGTCTTCGCCCGCCGCTTTCAGCTGCTCAACCAATGCTGTCGTGTTCATGATTTTCTCCTTCGATTCTGATTTTCTGATGCCGGACCGGATAGATTTTTCCAGTCTTATCCGATTTCACCCGCAGATAACAGGCATAATCGTCGAGCGTGACCACCGTGTGATCGATGGCACTGTTTTCGGATTTTCCCTGGCAGAGTTCGCCGGTCAAAACTTGTCCTTTCCAGGTGTATCTGACCCGCATGCCAGGACGGAATTTAAAATTCACTTCCAGCTCGAGCAGGGTAGTGATTCGCTTCGCGAGATCGCGGATAAATTCATGCAGAGAATCAACGGTGCAATTCATTTCCACTCTCTCCTCGTGGCCAGTTCGGACAGCGCCGACTGCGCAGTTTCAATCAGTTTTTCCCGGTTGATTTCTGGTCCGGCCTCGGCAATGTTTTTCAACACGTTTTTTGTGAATTCCAGTTTTTTACTGAATTCACGAATCGTCTCGTGTGCAAAGGTAAGGCTCACCGAGAGTTCGTAGTTCGAGCGTCTAATCATAGTACATTTCCTCCTTGGTTAAAATTCAGGTCATCGTTTTTCTCGTCGAGAAATTCGATCCGGGTCCGGCAATGCGCATAAGCGGCTCGCCGGCTGCCGTTGCGGTTGAGCGCCGCCCGGCGCGGAACGAAAGTCTGCCCGAAGAAATCCGCCGTCTTGATTTTCTGGACGTAGATTTTTTTCCGCTGATACAGCCACTTCTGGATCAGCGAAAATTTCACGTCGTCGTTGTGGATGCTGAACGCTCCCTTGACGTCGATCCAGATCAGGTCGGTCCGGCTGCGGAAATACGGACGCAGCAGCCAGGAACGCGGTCCGTGGAGCATCAGCGTGAAGTCCGGCGTGTAACTGCACGGATTCAGCAGGACGTGTTCGACCGTTTTGGTTTTTGTCTTCATCCGGATATGCTCGAGGTAAGTTACCTTCGGCGAGAGCTCGATCGTCTGCGGATGGTAACTCCAGGCTCCGATCATTCCCGATGCCGCGGCTTCTTCGATGAAAAAGTAGAAATCCATTTCATCGCGGCTGTCGAAGCGGAACCCGTCGGCGGCATAAATCGGTTTTTCTTTTTTCTGCATTGTTCTCTCCATGTTTTCCCGGTCTGCCGGGTCAGTCTTTGTATGCTCGCGGCGGTGCCGGCGGTTCCGGATCACGGTCTCCGGAATCGTATCGGTGCTCCTGCTCCGGGTCGATGTCCGTATAGGTCCCGCTGGATCGGTCCCAGCGCATCTCGCAGAACGTGTTCATCGTGGCCACATACTTGTTTTTGGATTTGAGGATGTGGACCTGCGTGATGTTTCCCGATCCGCTGGACTGGTCGCGGTAAAGGCTGATCCCGTAATCCGCCTTGTTCGCGAATTCCTGCGAGCCGGAAATGTCGTTGAGCGTGATGACCGGAAACTTGCCGGTCCGCTTGTCCTTCTCCGGCTTCCGCGGATGCGCCAGGACTGCGAACCAGACCTTGTGCGTCCGGGCAAACGCGAGACACTGCTGGAGCATCTTGCCGACGTGGACCGTGAAGTTCTCTCCGGGAGGAAGCGCACTTTCGACCCAGTTCCACGGGTCAATGATAACACCCGACACCTGATACCGGATAACGCAGACCTCGAACGCTTCAAGAATTTCGTTCAAGGTCATGGCGCCGCCGCTGTCGGGTGCAATCAGGTAGAAAATCTCATTGACTGCCGCGACTGCCCGGCGCATCTCGTCCGCAGACATCCGGTTCGCTCCGAAAAAACTCCGGACCGCGATTTTTTCGGCGAGGTTCTGGACCAGCGATTCGGGCGGCATCATCTCCGGGGAGAAGATCGCCCAGCGCCAGTCGAGATTTTTTGCCGCGTTCACCGCCAGCGCGTGGATGAATTCGGATTTGCCCGAACTCGGCAAGCCGGTGATGATGTTCAGAGTTCCTTTTTTCAGACTGAAAATCTGGTCGAGCATCTTCCAGCCGGTCGAAGCGCCTCGCATGATCCCGTTCCGGTAGAGGTTTTCCACCTCCGCGGTGTATTCCGCAAAACGGTGGATTCCCGGTACCGGATAGGGTTCCGCATTGTCGATGACCTTCATCACGCCTTCCGGTCCATACTTGACCAGCACGTCGTTGATGTCCTTGCAGTCGCTCGGATAGATCGTCTTCCGGCATTTCTGCGGTCCGAGCATCGCGACCAGTTCCTTTTCCAGCCGCAATCCGGGCTCATCCTTGTCCGTGACGAGGATGATGCTTTCCGCACCGTCGAGGATTTCCCGGCAGTTCGCAACGCATTCGAGCTTTTTCCCCGCGTCCGCATCCTTCGCGTTTGGCGCACCCTTGTCCACACTGACCGCCGCGGCATAGCCGCATTCGATCAGACTGAGCGCGTCGATCTCGCCCTCGGTGATGCAGATCGTTTTGGCTCCGGCCGCCGCGTCGATATTCCAGAGACACGGTTCCGGGTCTTTCTCCTGCGTCATGTTTTTCCGGGCGTCGCGGTATTTCACGTTCAGCAGTTCTCCGTTCCGGTAGTAAGGGAAAGCCATGCACAAGGTCGGCTGGCCCGTTCCCGCCAGATAATGGACCGTGGAATAAACCCGCGCCTTGACCAGCGTGGAAAGGCCGATGCCGCGCCCGGCGAAATACTGCACGATCGCATTGCTGAGATCGCCGCCCGCCGTCGCCGGATCGGGCCGCCGGTAGACTTTCCGTTCCGGCTGGAAATCGCCTTTCTCGTGCAGCGATCCGGTCCAGCCGCAGTTGTGACAGTTCCACGTTCCCTTGTCTCCGTTTACGGAAAGACAGGGTTCGTGTTTTTTCTTACGGAGATGACTGCACTGCGGACATAAAACTTTCCGGTCGCCGGAAAAATTTGTCGGCAGGTCGATCCCGAAGTCACGGAACGTTTTCACAGGACGCTCCTCCGGACTTTCGTGCCGTCCGCCAGCGTGACGTATGGATCAGCTGTACCCGGGGAAGTCTGCCCGGACTGATCTTCCTCGTCGTGCCAGCATTCCGGATCGTCCGCGTAATGTCCGGCCGCGAAAAAAGTCCTCATGCTCCAGATGTATCTGCGCTTCTTCGGACTCCACATCTTCACCGCGTCCGCATATTTGGTCACGGCCGCCAGCAGCATCGCCTCGATCTCGTCGTAGGTTTTCCCTTGCGCGTAAAGCGTTTCGATCGTCCCCAATGCCGCCTTCATTCCTTCCAGCATTCCGTATTTCTTCGGATACGCCGCATACAGCTTGTGCGCGATGCTTCCGGGGGAACTCCCCGTCGGATCGCTCCCCGGAGAAGGGGGACTATAGGGGGAAGAGGAAGATGAAGAAGAACTTTCAAAAGAAGAAAGTGATAAAGAAGAAATTTCTTTCGCCTCTTCTCCGAAAAGTTCGTATGGCGGCGCCGGATATTTATGGCGCTTGAATGACAACTTCTGATCGAAATTCCTGATGGAGGCGTAACGGTGTCCGTCGGCTCCGTCGTAGCTGGCGATCAATCCGGCCTGTTCGCATTCGGCGAACCAGCGGGCAATGTCGGCAGTTCGGATATTCCGGATCGGGAAAAGCGTCGTTTTCAGAAGATATTCATCCGCGGGCAGAATGCCGTAATCGTCGGCGGCCTGGATCATCCGGTAGAAGCAGACTTCCGCCTGAAGGGAAACTCCATTCACCTTCCGGCTGGTCAAACAACTCCTGAATAATCTTTCTGCCATGATTTTTCTCTCCATGTTGCGGGACGGCCTGCGCCGTCCCATTGGTTTTGGTTATGCTTCGTTTGCCGCGGCGTCTTCGTCTTCGGACATCGCATCCAGTGTCGAGATCACCAGATCGCGGAAATCGTCTCTGGCGGCATCGTCCGCAAGGATTTTCGTCGCTTCCTTCCGATGCGTCCCGTCTGCCAGCCATTGTTCGAAATCTTCAGTCGGCATTTGGCTGAAATACTGGTCCAGATCGGCCTCGGATAATTCCGGACTGCAAACCCGGTCGTAGAAAGTCTCTTTGGTGATTTCCTGATTCTCCGGCGCATCCAATCCCAAATCCGGCTGCATGGCCAGACCCGTATTGAATTTCACTTCCGTTTCAAAGTGATTGGTCTGCTGTTCGATCACGTCCAGTTTTGTCCGGATCGTCATGTTGCCCGCCGCATCCAGTTCGATCCGGAAAGCCGGTTTCACGGTCATGACCGTCTGCTGTGCCCCGTTTTCCTTCTGCGCGTTCCGCTGGCAGTTCGCCTGAAGGACTTCCAGAATTTTGACGCAGGCTCCGTTGGTGTCCATCAGTTCGACAAAGCTGTTCAGCATCTTGCTGTAGAATTCATTTTCCATGCTCATTTGATTATCCTTTCGTTTTTCGGTTCAGTTAAAAAGGCATTCCGTTTTCAATCGGGGGTTCCTGTCCGTCATCCGCGGCGGGCGGCTGAGCGTCGGCCGGAGTGTAACGGTGTTCATTTCCGGGAGCGGCCGGCGCCGGTGCAGGATTCTGCGGCGGAGGAGGAGCCGGCTGCTGATACTGCGGAGGAGGAGGCGGTGCCTGGTTGAATCCTCCGTTATCATAGCCCTGCTGGTATCCATGTTGCGGAGGAGGAGCCGGCTGCTGATACTGCGGAGGAGCCTGACGATACCCACCCTGATTCTGCGGCGGTCTCTGCTGGTATCCATGTTGCGGAGGAGGAGCCTGACGATACCCACCCTGATTCTGCGGCGGCGCATACCCGCCCTGATTCTGTCCCAACCTGATTACGCCGTAATGCGTGGCACCGCTCTGGCTCGGCTGCTGCCGTTCCCGGAGCGAGAAAGAAACCCATCCGTTCTGGTTCAGATTCGCTTGCAGTTTGGCGATGTCTTCGGCATTCAGACTGACCGAGACCATCAGACCATACTGCCCGTTCTGGAACTTTGCGCTCCCGACATACACGTTCTGGTTCTGGGGCGCATACCCGCCCTGATTCTGCGGCGCATAGCCGCCCTGCTGATACTGCTGTTGATACATGTTGTATCTATCCTTGGTTAGAATTCGCGTGTCTGCCGCACGGTGATACCCATCTCCGTGCCGATGTACGCAAGTATTTGGTCGATGTAGGTAATAAATTCCCGGATAGACAGTTCCGTGGTACTCCGGATTCGCGGCGGAACCGATCCCCGGTCAGTCAGGAACATTGCGCGGAATGTTTCATGCAGATCGTCCGAAGAATTGCCCGTCTGGTCGGCGATCTCGTTCAGGATTGCCCAATAAAAACGGTTCTGTTCCGTCGTCCGTCCGGTGTCGACTTCTTCAATCGTGATCCGGTAGTCGCCGCCGCTCCTGAATTCCAGCTGCGCGATCAGCGCGCCCGCAACTTTATGCAGGTCGTAGATGTTCCGGAATGTTTTCCGCGCCGAAATCTTCATTGCCGGTATCCCTGCTGGTTCTGCTGCGGAAAGTTCTGCTGCGGGAAATTCTGCTGATAACCGGTCCCCGGATTCCACTGCTGCGGTTGCTGCTGTTGTCCCTGTTCGCCGTAAAGACCCAGACCGTCCGCATCCGGATCGCGTTCCTCGATGGTGGTCACGTGGAAGAGCTTCATTTCCGCCCTTTTGACCATTTCCGTGAAAGCCTTTCCGAGCGATTTGCCCGCCGTGTCGTTGTCCGCTCCGGCGATCGGCTGCGACATTGCGAAACCTGTGTCGCAGTCTACCAGCGTCAATGTCCCTTCGATCAGCGTCCGCGTGACGATCCCGTTCCTACCCTGAACGTCCCGCTCCTGAACACGGGTGATTGCCGGGATGATGACCAGTCCGATCCGCGGAAGGACATCCCGCAGCCGAGCGTTTATCAGCTCATAACTGACGAACGCATACCGCTGTTTTTCGTTGACTCCGTCCTTGTAGAGCGTTCCGAGGTCGCTCTGCACGGTCAGGATTTTCTTGGCGAGCGCCGCGCGCATTGCGTTCTGGTCCTGCGCCGGTGACTGGGGTTGGGGTTGATGTTGCTGTTCCATGATCTCTCCTTGGTTTGGGGTTGGTTACCATCTCAAAGTTTCATTGATCGATTTGATCTTGAAAATTTTTCCGATGATGGTCAGGATCACGATCGGCACCGCGAACAGCGCCAGGCAGACCGAGACCATCAGCAGAAATTCCTGTAAATCCGTCAACAGCATTGGGATACCTCCTTTGGTGTTCTTTTTTTGCCATTGCCAGCAGACATGCATAGAAGGCTCTGAACCCTTCCTCCGTGTTCGCCCAATACATTTCTTGTTCCGCGTTCATTTACCGAAGAAACCTTCTTGCAAAATTCCGGATAATGATGTATATTCCCGATATGATTCCGGTTATCGTTCCCAGAATAAATCCGAATTTGAAAAGGACCCGTTTCGAATGGACACTAAGCTCGTTTCCGATGCCATTGACTTCGCTGTGAATCCGAACACCCGATCCGCTTTTGTCACCGGCCTCGGGCTGGGTGTCCTTTTCGGATTTGCTGTCTGCAAATTCCTTTACATGCTCGCCCGCCTGATCGTGTCCGAAATCCGAGCTTACTTCCTGCGGAAAAACCGTTTGCGGGAAGAAGAGCGTCAGCGCAAGGATGCCGCCGCAAAGCGCCGGCTTGAATCCTGTGCCCGGCGCAAGGAAGCCGAACGCCTTGCCGCGGAAAAAGTCCGCAAAGCCCGTGAAACCGAACAGCGCCAGTCCGAGTTTGCCGCCATGTGCGATCAATTCCTTAAAAGGAAAATCGAACTTGGCGTCAAGAATGAAGATTTTTGTACTGTAACTGACCGGAACGGGGTCCAGTACTGTCCCGGATGTTTTGAGAAGAAGCGGCTGGTTCAGGTTGTCCCGTTCCGCGGGAATGACTGTATCTGTCCCAAGTGCGGTAAAGAAGTTCCTGTTGCTGTTCATCGCTATCCTCCCCATTATCTCTGAATTATCTGTATGCCGCTATTTTGAGACAAAATTTTTTTGCTCTCCTGAACGATCAGGAACCGGATCATGTCGCTGTCGCTTTTGCGCTGATGGTGTTCCTTGATGAGCTCAAAGAGTTTCACTTCTTCCTCTGTCGCTTGCAGAGCCAACTGTCTTTTTTCTTCTGCCATAAAACCTCCTTGGTTTGGTGTTATAGAGGTAAAATAGCGGTATAAAGACAAATGTCAAGCATTTTTTTGAAAAAATTTGATTTTTTTTTAAGAAAATGTATTTTACATCAAAAAGGCAGGAGGTCGTCATGGATATTTATCAGGAGATTTTGGATCTGCTCAGGAAAGAATATTCCGAAGGAGCTACCTATCAGAAGATGGCTGGTGATAAGAAAGTATCCTATTCATATCTTCGAGGGCTGATGAATGGAATAAATCCCCCTGAAAAGGTGTCTCTTGAAATCCTTTTCAAACTCTTCCCCCATGCTCAGATCACGTTGAATGCCGGGGATCAGATCAACGGCAATGCCACGACCGGCCACGGTCCAGCGATCGTCGGTCACCATAACCATGTGACCGCCGCAGCGGAAGATTCAGCTGAAACCTTCCGCTCCAAAGCCATCGCCGCCATGATCGACCTTGACATCCCCGCCGACGCCCTCCGCGAAGTCCTGAAAACCCTGAAGGATTTGCAAGTGTGAAGACTTCTGAATTTTTTTATCCGGTCACCACTAAATAATCGCTGTTATTCAATGAGTTATGCGTAAAACAAGAAAGGACGGTCACCGCTGTTATGAATGAAATGGTTCAGCCAGAATTGCCATTTTCCATTAAGGAAATTGAACGGGATGGTATTGTCATGGGGGTTCTCAGCGATGGAACCCCGTATTTAACCGGTAGGGGTTTGGCAAGGATGTGCGGAGTGGAGCATTCCGTTATTTTTCGCTTGACCAATAACTGGCATGAGGAAAAATATAAGCCGAGAGGACAGCAGATACAAAAAATCTTGATGCGTCATGGTTATGATAAAGACATCCTGTTCACCAAGACAATAGGACCAAATGGTGAAACCAATGCATATACGGATTCAGTCTGTATGTCTTTCCTGGAATATTATGCTTTTGATGCCCAGCAAGTGAATAACGAGACAGCAAGAAATAATTACCGTTTGCTGGCCACTCAGTCTTTTCGCGCTTTTATTTATTCTCAAGTCGGTTACAATCCTGAAATTCGGTTGGCTGAATCTTGGAAAAATTTTGAAAGCCGTGTCTTACTGAATGCCAGCGTTCCGGTCGGGTATTTCAGCATATTTCGCGAAATGGCGGATTTCCTCGTGCAGCTGATACGTGGCGGGATTATCATAAATGAACACACGATTCCTGACATCAGTGTTGGTCAGGCGTGGAGTAAATACTGGACAGATAAAAATTATAACTCAATTTATGGGGAAAGAATAAAGCATCCTCATTTTTACCCGGAAAATTATCCGCAATCTGCCGCAGATATTAGGGCTTGGATATACCCGGATCGGGCACTCCCCATTTTCCGGAGGTGGCTTCAAGAAGAATATACCTCGCATAGATTTCAAAGTTACCTTGAAAACAAGGTAGCACAGGGGTGTATCGAAAGTGGTAATGTGCCTGTAATCATGAACGCTGTAACTGGGAAAAATGCTATCATGCCCGGAACATTGCCAGCCTCAAAGATGCTGAAACAAAAATAAAAGGGAGGGAGCAGGAATGAACATTTTTTGTCCGCATTGTGGTCAAGGATATGATGTCGCAGAGAAGCATCTGAATAAAACATTGCTCTGCGAGACCTGTCACAAGGAATTTGTGGTTAAATTCGATCCGTCGAAAAAACGGTGTCCGGCCTGCGGTGAGGAGATTCTTGCCGTGGCGAAAAAATGCCGTTTCTGCGGGGAGAATCTGGAACCTCGGGAAGAAGAACCGGATCACTGGCCTGTCTGGAAAATCTACATTGCAATGATCGCCATAGTTGTCTTGTGCGGTTTTCTGATCTATGGTTTTGGCGAGGCCGGATTATACATTATCAGCGTTCTGATTGGTATTTCCATCACAGCCTTCATCATCTCCAAAATCTGTGAAATCGCCCGGAACACGAAAAAATGAAATACGCCATTTATGCCCGTGTCAGCCCGCGCGGATCAGACTTTGAGGGCGAAACGTCCATCGCCATGCAGCTGGAAATCTGCCGGAAATGGGTTTCCGAACGGGGCGGGACCATTGTCCGCGAGGAATCGGACGAGTTCTTTTCCGGCAAAGACCTGAAACGTCCCGGTTTCGCCAGGATCATGGAAGAACTGGAATCCGGCCGCGCCGAATGGGACACCCTGCTGGTCTACAAACTTTCCCGGATGACCCGTTCCCTCCGCGATGGCGCCGACATCTTCGACAAGCTGTTCCGGCAGGGCCGGGGATTTGCTTCGGCGACTGAGAATCTGGATTTCAGTTCTCCGGCCGGACGCGCCATGCTCGGCATGATGCAGGTTTTCAATCAGTTCGAGCGGGAGCAGACCGCCGAAAACACCCGCAACAAGATGATGCAGATTGCCCGCCGCGGTGAATGGCCGGTCGGTAAACCTCCGTTCGGGTATAAACGCGGCGCCAAAGGCGATAATGTTCTGTATGTTGATGAGCAGAAAAGTCTGATCGTGAAAGACATATTTGAGATGTATGCCGGCAGCGAAGACCGGACTCAACGCATTCTGACCAAATACAAAGGAATCGTGACCAGCAGCAATCTTTTCCTGATTCTCCGGAATCGCGTTTACCTTGGTGAGATTTGCTACAATGGCAAAACGTTTCCCGGAAAGCACCAGCCGCTGATTACGCAGGAACTGTTCGACCGGGTCCAGGCGACCTTGCCCCAAAAGAAATATTCAACTCGTCCGAAAGCGCAGCAGTATCCATATCTTCTGTCCGGATTGTTGTTCTGTTCCTGTGGCCGACGGATGAACGCTCTGTCTGCGAAGAGCGGCGCATACCATTATTATGTCTGTTCGGAGTGCCGGAAACGGATCAGTGCGGAAAAAGCGGATGACGGCTTGCTAGATTACCTGAAGAAATTGAAAATTCCTCCTCACTTTCTGGAAAAGGCTCGGCCGCTGCTGGAAGCGGAGCAGAAAAAATCCCGAGATGCAAAAGCGCCGGATTTGGCGCGGGTGAAAAAGGAACTGCGGACCTGTGAAGCGGAACAGAAGAAAATTATCGACACCCTGCTGGAACTTGATCCATCGCCGGTGCTGATGAAACGTCTAGATGCAAAGGCGCAGGAATTGGAAATGCGAATCCAGGAGCTGACCAAAAAGATTTCCGAAATGGAATCCGAACTTGCTTTGGGGGTGGACTATTACACGATCGCGCTGGATATGCTGGCGAAAATGCAGACACTTCATGACCTGACAGACATTCAAAATGAAACGACGATACGTCAAGCGATACTGGCGAATATCGATCGTGCAGAGTTGGAGGGGGAGGAAATCAAGTTGTTTCCGAGTTCGACTAATTGTCAAGGATGGCTGCCCGACCTGGATTCGAACCAAGACAAACTGAACCAGAATCAGTTGTGCTACCGTTACACCATCGGGCAGAATGCTGTTTAA